CGGGCCCGTGGCAGCCGGGCGACGTCGACGCCTTCGCACATGCGAGCAAGCCGCTACGCGAGGCGCTCCAACTGCGCGAGGCCGGGCCCGTGGGCGACATCTCGCCGCTTGGCTCTTACGGCATGTACGAGTTGATGCTGCAGAACGTCAACTGGCAACGCGAGATAAACTACTCCTGGCTCGAATTCACGCGCTGGGGAATCCAGCAAATCATCCTCATCTGCCGGCTGTACTATCTCAAGAACCCCATCGTGCGCCGACTGGTGGACGTGTGCGCACAATACGTGTTTGCTCGCGGATTCGACTGCACAACTGAAGACGACACGGCCAACGACGTTATCAAGGATTTCTTTGCGAGAAACCAAAAAGTCGTGGGCCACATCGCGCTGATGGAAGCCGAGAAATCGAAGGACCGCGACGGCAACTTGTTCTACTGCATGTTCGCGGACCCAGGCACTGGCGAGTGTTCCATCCGACAGATTGACGCTACCGAGATTCAAGACATCTGGACGGATCCGGAAGACTCCGACGCGCCGCAGTATTACCAGCGGATCTGGACTCAGCGCGTGAACGACATCGCGAGCGGATCGCCGCGCACAGAGTCAAAACAGGCATGGTATCCCGCGCTCAACTACGACCCGGCGATCAAGCCGGCACAGATCAAGGGCTACGATGTGATGTGGGACTCGCCGGTCTATCACTACAAGGTCGGCAGCGTGGGCAAGTGGCTGTTCGGCTGCCCGCGCATTTACCCGATGCTCGACTGGGCCAAAGAGTCTCGGCGGTTCCTGGAAGCCTGCGCGAGCGTGCGGCAATCGCTGAGTCAGTTCGCACTGAAATTCACCACGAAGGGCGGCCAGCAAGCTATCGAAGGACTGAAGCAACAGCAGCAGACGCAGGTTGGGCCAGGCGCGCCGACATGGGACACGAACCCGGCCGCGGGAGCCGGCTCATCGTTCATTTCTGGACCCGGCACCACGATGGACGCATTCAAAGTCCAGGGCGCCACGTTCTCACCGGACGACGTGCGGTGGTACGTAATTATGTGCTGCATGACAAAGGGACTGCCGCCGACTTTCCTGGGAGACATGCAAACGAGCAATCTCGCGACGGCCACCAGCTTGGATCGGCCGACCGAGACGGTGTTTCTATCGCTCCAGGAGGAATGGACCGAGGTGTTCGTCGCGATCCTCACGTGGGTGCTTCAGCGGTCACTGAAGGCCGGCGCCGGCAAACTGCGGGAATCCTGTGCGAACCCTGGCGGGATTTCCATTCGCGAGGCCGACCGCGTGCGGCTGCCGTCTGGCAGATGGCGCTACGCCGAAGCGACCGCCAGCAAGTCCGAAGACATCCAGATCAAGGTGGTTTTCCCGTCCATCCGCGAAGGCGACACCCCCGCAATCGTGAAGTCGATTGTCGAATCCATGACACTTGACAACAAAGGCGGCCAGATCGTTGGCATTGACGAAGCCGTCGGAGTCGGGCTACTGTACGAGGCGCTCGACGTGGAAGACGGCCAGGAGAAAGTAGCAGAGCAATACCCGGACAAGCCCGGCGGCAAGGGCGACGACGCGTACAAGGCTTACGATCCCAACCGCATGATTCAGGTATTACCACCGCCGATTATGAAGCTGGCCGACCAACCCGGCGTGCAGCCGCAACCGGGCGCGGTATCGGCGACTCAGGCCACGCAGACCGGCACGCAGCCGAAGCCGCCAGCGGCCAACGTGAAAGAGGCAGTCGCGGGCGCGTTCGACCGGCTGAAGGAAGCGATAAATGCCAATCTCAACGGAAGTTAGAAACTGCGAGCTTTCAAAAGGAGGTGACGCGGTATGTGACCAGAGCACGCGGGCCGCACCAGCGGTGGAGAGCGGGCCGCTCAACGTGCTCGATGAGGACGCGGGTAAGTGCTGCGCGAAGGCGTTTCGCATCTTGCAAGCGAAAGATTCCGACCAGTTCGTTTGCGCCGATTGCGGCGCAGACTTTCTCCCAGAGATGCGCGGGCCGATAAGATATTGGCGCATCGTTCCGCAGGTGGTGATTGTGAGGCGCGGCTAATGAAAAGACGAATCACCGATAAGTGTTACGTGGTCACAGACAGCAAGGGGCACGCCGTCAATGTGCGTGCGGCTAAACCTCCATCGCCACGCACCCAAGCCGCGCTGCTGGATCTATTCGACGCCGCGCATAAGCACCTGGCGAGCATTCCTGACGCCGACGCCTGCGCGCAGCAGCGATTCGAGGTCATCAAGCGGACGGAGTTTACAAAGTTGAAATGGCGCGTCGGAAGAAAAGTATCGGTCAAGCTGGGGGGTGGAGATTGAGCCTGCACGCCATCGCCAAGGCCGCGAACGAACTGGCCGCGCTGCTCGAGGCGACCGCGCCGAAGCGTATCTACTGGCCGCGCTGTGGTGGGACGTGCGGCGATGCGCAGTGCGAAGAGGAAGCGCAGCGGTTTAATGAGTCAGCCGCCACGCCGAAAGGTCTGCGCCACCCGAAGCACGCCGCGCACATCGCACCGGCCCGGGCCAAGATCAAGGCCGTGATGGCGCACTACTTCGAGCGGCAGAAGCGTGCCGTGCTGGCCGATCTGAAACCGAATATCCGGCGTGCGCTACTGCTCCATCCGCAGGAGTCGCTGCGGGAGGCATCCGTCAACGGCAAAACCTTCGCGCGATCTCTGGTGCCAGTGTCGCTCCACCCGCTGTCATTCTCCCCGACCGCCGGCGAGACCAGCGACTACAACGAGGCGATTACCGACCTGATCGCGAACGCGGCAAAGAGCTTGGGCGCCACCGTCGGCGAGGACGTGGCCAGCAAGTACCTCCGCGAGAATTCGCTCAGCAAACTCACCGGCGGATTCTCGAAGACCAGCATCGAGCGGCTGCAAGACTCGATTGCCACGGCCTGGGACGCGGGCGGAAGCTACGACCAGATTGTCTCTGCGATCCAAAGTACTTTCGAGGATTTCAGCGACACACGCGCCGGGCTGATCGCGCAAACGGAAGTCGCCGACGGCTACAACGCAGGCCGACGCGAAACCGCTTTGTCGCTCGACTTTGACGAGCACGCCTGGGAGACGGAATCGGGCGACCCGTGTCCCGTCTGCGAGGCCAACGAGGCGCAAGGCTGGATTGACATAGACGAGGACTTCGACAGCGGAGACGATGCGCCGACGGCCCACCCGAATTGCCTCTGCGTGGTGAACTTCCGCAAGTCGAGCGAGTAGATTCATCCGACATCGCGCGGCGCTTTCCGGTGTTCTGGTACTGCTGGCAGGAGCAATGCAAACTGGCGCGGTAGCTACACGCCGAGAGCCTCGGTGAACGCCGCGAGCACCTGCGGCCGGCCGATATCAAGCGCCGGCCGGATGTAGGGGTGTCCCGTCATGCCTGGCCAGTTTGGATCGTAACTGATTCCTGGCGCAGCGTTGCCAGACGCTTCACCGCGGCGACCCGTTCCAAATTCATTGAAAGACGCGTGCGGGCTGCTGTAGACAACGTACCCCGTGACTTTCTGGCCGGTCCACTCGACGCTAGTTCCGCCGCTGTCCTTCAGTTCGCCCGTGTCGACCGGTACGAGGCCTTGGCTGATCTCAAGCACGGCCGTGGCGCCAGCTTGCGCGCCCGCCGTCAACTTCGGCACGAGCAGCGCTTCAAGCCTGGAGAAGTCGCCGGCGCGGAAAGTGGATGTCGCGCGGATGTTCACGGCTCACCATCAGGATCAGCATACGCTACCTGATCGGCTGGGCGACCAGCGGATTATCGGCTCGTTCGGCTCGCAGGCGATACGCGGTTTGCTCGGCAGTTTCACCGGCGCGCGGCGCGGTGTTCAACATCTGCGCTTCGTACTCCTGCGAATTCATCGGCCGCGCAATCTCCGCGTCGATCATCGCCAGGAGCTTTGCGGACTGGTTGGAGACGTCGGCGAAGTCGAACCCAGACGCGCCAGGGTATCCGGCTGCTGGCTGGCGCGATGCGTCGGCACTGTAGTCGGGCAGGACCGGCTGGCCAGTCTCAGGAAACGGCGGCTGTCCGGTTCGGCGCGAGCCAGTCCGCGCTTCAAACGCGGCTTGGTTCTCGCTCGGCAGTTTGCCACCGCTGTCCGTGAACAGTTGCGGATCCGAGTAGCCCGACGGCTGGTGCGTAACCGCGGGGCTCGCCTGCGGTACGCCAGTTGCGGGGTTCGTCTGCGGAAACGGCCATTGACCGGCGGGGCGCACTGCAAACCCGGCGCGGGTAATTCCGGTGTGGATGTTCTCGTGCATCAGCGCGGCTTGCGCGCGAAGATTTTGCAAAAATGTAGACGTCATGCCCGAATTGTACACCAGATAACCAAAGGCAACGTAGCTAGATAGCACTAGTGGGGTTAACGTTGACTCATGAGGCTTTACGGGCTGGCGATCACGGTTTTCATCACCTGGGCCATGTTTCACGCGCTCGGAATCGACATCGCCAGTGTGATACGATAGCGCCAAATGCAGAGTTACACGCTTCCCGACATCACGCCCGCTGGCCAAGTGAACCTGGGCACCGTTGCTGCGTCCGTCGGCGCTCCGATTCGCGCGGTCTGGATGAGCATGACGGCGACTGGCACCAGCATCCGCCACGGTGACATCAATGTCGGCGCAGCGCGTGGACAACTTCTGCCGGCGGCGATTCCGTTCACCACCCATGTGCGCGGCGATAATCCGCAGGAGCCCTACGACCTTGGAAAGATTTACGTGTTCGGCGCGGGCTCGGATAAAGTCTCGATCACCTACGGTTACTAAGGCTTCGCGCTCTCATCGGCTACCGCCGGACCCGGCAAGCTGTCCACCACGTTTGACACCTCATTGCCCATGAACGGGCGACCGCCCCACTGTCGGAAGTGTGCGGCGACGTGTTCGCGCATCCCCTGAATTCCGCGAATAATACCCCGGCGCTCAGCCCGCCATTCGAGCGACTCCCGGTATTCTTTCTGGTATTTTCCGCGACATTCCTTGCACCAAGCGTCACCTTTCGAAGCGGGATCTTTCTCGCATTTCGAGCAGATCTTAGCGGAGATTTCTTCGGCTGTTGCCATATGCCAAAGCATTCTAC